CTATCCAACCAGTTCTCGAGCAGCCTCTCTAGCATGGTATGCCTCTCGCTTCCGCTGCATGATTTCGTTGTATCGTTGCTGCAGGACTGGGTCCGTGTCCAACTGACTTTGGGTTCTGGCAAAATCCTGCCTGGATTCTGGGTGCATGACCAGCCGCATATTCTTTATCTGACCGGCGTCATCAAAATCCATCTCGATCTTCTCGAGTAGTTCCAAGAACAGCTCGGGGGTAAACCCTTTTCCCTTTCCATTTATCACCTGCCCGGCAGCCTCCAGCGTGCGGTCAAGGTCGCCGTAGAGTTTTTTTGACATCCCTTCAGCCATCCGACGCGCCAAGTCGGCTAGCACATCGTAGCGCTCAGCTGGTGTGAGCGTCGCTACTTTTCTGACATCGATTGAGCTCTCCGCAGAGACCGTCGACATGCCGCTTTCCTCCGCGGTCCCATCGGCGCGCAGAGTGACCATACCGTCGCCTTCATGAATGATGTGTCGCGGGATGTCCGAGAATGCTCCAAGTTGCTTTTGAGCTAAGGCGCTGATCGTTTTGAGGTGCACCTTGTGCAGCTCGCGCTTTACCTTTCGGAGATCGGGCAACATTTGGTCTGCTTCCTCAGGGAAAAGGTAGTTTACTGGCACGAAATCTTAGTTCGAGCCGATTTAGCAGGTTTGAGGCGGATCAGCATATCCTGGCAAACCCTCCGCGGCGCTTGAGCCTCCAAAATTGGCTTTCTCTCCTGACCAATCAACGCTCTAACTACCCAGCGCAGGCTTTGAGCTTCGCTCGTCCGCCAGAGCACAAGGCTTGCGACCGGAAGTCAGTCCTCCAGTAAGCGAGCAGCAGGATTTGATGAAGCGCTTCCGGTCTGGAAATATCCCACCACACTCGACACCGACCGGTGCTCGGTCAACTGCATGATCGCTGGCAGTGCCACGCCCTGGCGGCTGGCCTCAGTCACAAAGCCGGACCGTAGGCTGTGTCCCCCAAAATCTCCCTCCAGCCCCGCCAGGCGCGCTCGCCGCTGCACGATTTCGCCCACGGCGGCCGGGGAGAGGGCAGGGCCGATGCGCCGCTTCCAGAGCCGCCGAAAGATTGCTCCCTCGGCAATGCCTGCCGCCTCCAACCAATCCTGCAGGGCGAGGGCGGCCCGATCGAGCACCGGCTTGTCTGGGGTCGAGGTGGCAGTGACGCCGGCCTGCTGGGTCTTGCTGTGCTCCAGCCGATAGATATAGCCCGACTCGCCGATCCGGCGCAGATCGCGCAGGTCGGCGGCGGCGATCTCGCTGCGGCGGCGCCCGCCGCTGGCAAACCCGAAACAGAGCAGGGCACGGTCGCTCAGGCCCTCCAAGCTGCTATCGCAGGTGGCTAACATCGCGTCCAGCTCGGCCAGGGTGATCGCAGTCTTCTTGCGTGGGCGCTCGCCGCGCTTGACCGCGGCCCGCGCCGCGCGGCTGAGCACGGTGCGAATTGCCGGCTGCTCGCAGGGATTGGCCACTTGCTTGAGTCGGTGCGCGGTTGACAGCACGGCAACGCGATGGCGCACCGTGGCCAAGGTCCATCCGCGGCCACCTTGGTACGGGGTCACCCAACACGGTGACGCGCTGGCTGGAGACTTGGTGGAAGAATCTAGGCACTCGCCTGCAGCCGGAGCGACCAGATCTGAAGGACGCTCCCGCCGTTCTCGCGGAGATCGCCGGGCAGTGGTGCGCGCTGGCCCTACAGCATGCTCGAGAGGCGGCCCTGGTAGATCTGGCCGAGGCGAGGCGGGAGCTCTCAGCTGAGCGCGAAGAGCACCACCGTCAGCAGGAGGAGTTAGAAAAACAGGCGAGCGAGATCCGCTCTCTTTCAGAGGCAGCCGATCTTTCGGAGAAGCTTGCCACTGCACGTGCGACAGAGCTTCAGAGACTAGTGGAGCAACTCCATGCCCAGATCGGCGAGCTGAAGCAACAACTGAAATCTAGTCATCAGCGTGTGGAACTGCTGGAGGCAGCGCGGGATTCACTCGACGCTAGGGTGCAGGAAGTCCAGGAGTTGGCGAGATCTGAACGAGAATCGCTTGGCCAGTACGTCAGATCTGCCGAGGATCGAGCGCTACGCGACGTAGATCAGGCCCGGCAAGAAGTCAGACTGCTGCAAGCGCAGCTTGCTGCGACGGTAAAGAAACACGCCGGCGTTGAGGCGGACCTCCGGCATGCCGTGGAGGGAGCGCAAGCCGCAGCCGGTTCGGCAACCGCTGAGGCGGACAACCAGCGCGGAAGGAGCGCCGCGCTTGAGGAGCAACTTGCGAGGCTCCAAAGTCTGCCCGCCGAATTCGAGGCAGCGCTTCGGCGAAATCAGCAAGCTCAAAAATCTCCTAAGAAAGCTTCAAAACGAGCTAAGAAGGCCACGGCCAAGGCACCATAGGCTCACGTGAGTGTGTTCCGCTTCGCGGCAGCGGCGATTGCGGCGCGTACTTCAGTGATCACTTGGTCGTGCGGAATCGTCGGCCTACTGTCAGCCAGGGCGCGCTCGACCTTTGCCTGGAACCACTCAGTGTGGCTCTTTGCCTTTTCAGCAAAGTCCTCAGCAGAGCCAAATTCGGGGGGGCGGGCATCGGGCTTATCCATTGTCAGAGCGTACCCCAATTTCTTCGGGGTGCCTTATAGGCACTCGGAACCATGGAGAAGGCGCCTGGGCGAACGCTCTTATGCGGCCACTCTGTTGCCCTAGATGCTGTCATCTGAGCAACAAAAACCTCAATGAAATCAATGGCTGGCAGGATTAAGGGTAAAATTGACAACAATTAGGAAAGCCGACACAGGAGGCGGATCAGGCCTGCGTAGTAGCGGCTGATGTTTAACATAATATACATTATGCGAAATGGATGATGCGCCGTCTTTCGTGGGTCTGGCTCTGGATCAAGTCTTGCCTCCCTTCCCGGGAACCCAGCAAGGACGAGATCGCAGCATGACCACGATGGACCCGCACGACCGCATCGACATGACCGGCCCTTGGGCCGGTTTCGGCTTTCAGGGAGGCCACATGTTCACCCCTGAAGGCCACAGCCTTCAACCGTGCGACATGACCTGGTGGTCGCTGACCTGCAACATCGCCCGGGAATGGCGGCTGATGATGGAGGAAGCCCGGCCGCGGCCGCTGCAATCAGAAAGGACCGAGAAACCTTCCCGCAGAAAGGATTCCACAGTCATCTACCTTCGCGATGCACTCAGGGCGCGCAGAGAGCGGCATATGGGTGTCAATCATCGCGGAACCCTCGACCAATCGTCGAACGTGATTCACGTTTCCCACTGGCAGAGGAGCCCAAGCCGAACGTAAGCCCTTGCCCATGGCATGATCCTTCACTGCTTAGCCCGGGCGTCCTTTCGTTCCCTGGCGAGGCGAATACGCTCTTTCTCCGTATAGAGACGACGAAGCAATTCAGTCGTAAAGTCAAGCAGGTCTTCTGCTTCTGCACTGGATAGAGAGCCACGGTGCACCCCATCGTTCCCATCGTCTTTGATGCAGACAGACAGATCGTGAAGGTCCTCAGGTAGCTTCGCGTTCTCGAAGAGCCAAGGAAGCCTTAGGCCAAGTTCGCGGGCTGTCCGATGGCTTGGGCCGCCTTCTTCAGGGGTAGGGACAAGTGGAGTTGTCGCAAGGTCAACGCAGAGTCGGAACATAGCCGCGGCGGCATCTATGCAACCGACTGAGTGGCAGGTGGCCCCTTCTCGAAAGGCAGCATCGATAGATGCGGGCAAATAGTCTGGCGGGACCGTGGTCACCCTATCTTTGGTACTAACCAATCCGATGACCCTAACGATGTGGTTGAGTACACCAGGCGTTTTGCCTATCCCGCCGTGAACCTGCATCAGGCTGTAACCACGAGGCTCCTTGGTTTGGACAACCAAGGTGCTTGACTTAGCACAGGCTCGACAGACAGAAAAAGGTCGTATGTGGAACACCACAGCGCGGACAGTCGTGAACAATCTCGGGCATATCAATGGCTCCAGATAGTGACCAGAATCAGCCGGTAGCGCGGACATGTTTGCATGTAGACGCAAGCTCTGACCGGCCAAGTAAGATACGGTCAGCGTCAGATGATGAGGCGCGCTTCATTGACCGATAGGGCATCCAAGACCACAACTCCGAGCAGTCCTCAGCTTGAGGGCGTCTCCGTAGGGGCTCAGCCCCTACACCCCGGCTAGAATGCGCGGACCATTCACCGGGGGAACGGAATTGACTGACCACAGGACAGCGGACGCCATTCACACGATCTGGTGGCAGGTGGGCTTAGGGGTGTTCTTGGCCCTATCTGCCCACAGCCTGATCGAAGCGGCTTACACGCGATACCAGATGCAGCAGGTTACGCAGCAGCTTGATGCCGAGCTGAAGAAGCTACCGGTTGTGGTGAACAGACCCACGCCAGTTCAACAGGAACTACGACCAGCCCCATTGCGACCGAATGAGCGATGCATGCAGGGACGCAGGTTCGAGCGGGTCGAGAACGGATGGAAGCAGATCAACGAACCTTGCTAGTTCCCGCCGTAGCGATTCTGCACGGACTCGGGGAACGTGCCCATGGGGCGATTTTGGACGTTGAGCAAGACATGCGGGCTAGGAGCACCTGAAGAAGTAGCGAGTGCAATGCGATCCAGCGTTGCCGATCCGCCCGAAATCTGACGACCACTATCAGGGCCTACTTGTCCTGGCTGTTTGTAGGGGTTGTAAGCTGGGCCATCGCGAGCGATTGCGACGCAGACTGGCAGCCTAACTTTGGCCTTTGTGCCCTGCTCTGTCAGGCAGGTGCAGGTAGTGTCTTTGTCGGTGGTTCCAGATGCCATGCAGTAAAGCTCGGGCTGTGACTGGACGGTGCGGTCATCAAACACAGGTGCGGACCATGGCTGAAACTCGATCCGTGGTGTGTGCTTGGTGATGTACTCGTCATGGGTGAGGGACCGCGCCTCCGGCAAGCCCGCGCCCAAGGGCGCCAGGGCACTTGCCGCCGGCGAAGCACCGGCCCCCTGCTCCACTTTCGTGTCTTTAACCGCAGGCGGCTTGGAAAGGTACAGCCAGCCCAACCACAAGAAGATGATCACCGTTACGCAAACGGACAGGCCCTGCAGACTGAGCAATGGACTACCTGGCATGCAGCGGGTGCGTGGCAAGTTGGCAGGCCAGTTGGAGTGAATTGCCCTAGGCCCGATCACCCGCAAGGTGGGCAGATTGAGGTCGACGCAAGCCCCAGGTTCCGCCTTTGAAAAATTCAATACCGAGCTGATACGCAATCGTCTCAAATGCAGATTGGGATGGATCTCGCCCATCACAGCCCCGTGACCATCCATCCACTACCTCCGTCAGCATTCCGGCAAGTGCGGCTTGCATACGTGGCAATTGGTGGCACGTTGCCAGGATGCTGCCCCAGTTCTTCGCGTTCCACGTTTTCTCGAACTCCCACGCCGCATCATTGAGCATTGATACGTAAAGTGACCCGCCCACAGACGTTGCAACAAGCGCGAAAGGTCGTTCAAGTTGCCCGATGTATGACGCTGCCGACACGGAGCCAAAGACGTGCGCGAACCACCCGTCAGGAATGGGGGACTTCAGAGCGATGGTTGAGCCGTTCCGCACATATGTTCCAGTACGCCTAAATTCTGCGAAGTCGCTCTGAAAATCAACAACGACCGCGCGAAGCGCGGCTGGGCCGACAAGAGCTGGGGCGCGAGGATTCCATGTATTGAGCGATAGAGTCCAGTGGCAGAGCGCAAGGCCGGCGGAGATCTTTTTGTGCCACAGGTGGATCTCATCAATTCCCGCTTGGCCGCGCTCAATCCGCTTCTCAATCGTTCCGAATAGCTGATTGGCGTCGTATTCTGCCGGTACTTGGAAATTCCTGATGTTCGCCAGTGCTTGGGGTGCCCCCATCTCAAGGCGCTTGCCATGAAGGTCGTGCTTGCTGAGGAACCACTTTGGGACTACGTGCTCACGCGTCGATCTGACGGGCACACTTCCTGTGAAGAGGCACTGCTTGTTGAAGTCGGCAAGATGCAGAGCATTTCCGTTCAAATCATTCTCCAACTAATGGGCGCGCAGTACGATTCTAGCTGCTGGCGCCTAGCCCCAGCATTCTATCCTTGCCCCGGCGCTAGGCCTGCTCCACTCCGTGTGGACGTGGGGCTATTTTGAACCGGGCGTGTGCGCCCTCCCCTGCTTTCCTGTGCGCGGGCCCCGGGCTTGGGGGCCGTCGCCAGCGCGGCCCTCACTTGATCGGGTGGGTGGTGTAGGTGTTGACGAGCGCAACTTGGATAGAGAGCTCCCGTTGGGCCGCGGCCGCGACCTGTTCTGCCAGCTGTCGTGCCTGCTGGAGATCGGCGATCTCATGCTGCTGCACGCGGGACTGTGCGGCCATGCTTTCCTGCAGCTGCTGTTGGGCGAGCAGCCCGCCACGCTCGGTCGCGTGGCGTCGCGCTTGTTGTTCTGAATCCGTACGCACTGTAGCAAGTTGGTCTTCGAGGCGCTCGTTGCGGGCATGCGCGCCGTCGCGCTGGCTGCGCATGTCCTCGAGCTACCCTTTAATCTGGCGAACGTGGTCGCGCAGCGTGTCTTCAGATGCACTCAGAGTGTTGGCCCGACTCTCCGTCTCGCCTACCCGCAAGAACAGTTTCTTGCGCTCCTGGGCCTCACGATCTGGTGCTCGACCAGGATCCGGATGCCCAGGTCCTGGCCGGGCTGCAGTCCCTGATGCGCGCCTGTGGCGAGATTGACGGCCCGCTGCCCGGCCCAACGCGGTTCCGGATCGAGACGCCTGAAAATTCTTCCCTGTAGTTGTCTGTTGCCGATAAATCGTCAACGCCTCAAGCGACCAGAAGAGTGGCTGCACTAAGCTGCGCCGCGCCGCCGTCGTGCCCAGGCATCACCGTGTCTGGCCGGCGGTTGGCGCCTTCTCTGCTTTGGCTACCTCTGGCTGGCCTGCTCGTCTTTTCCCCATGCGTAGGTGCGGCTGGCCATCTGCTGCCCAATGCCGAAGGCCGCCGGGCAGCGTTGGAAGCGCGGGGAGTAGCGCTCGATCTGGGCTACACCTCCGAGGATGCCCGCAACCCGAGTGGTGGCGACCGTCATACCGGCACGCATGCCGGCCAGTTGGCCAGAAAGGTACTGGAGCAA